ATAGACTTACACATCGGAAACATAATGATTCGCCCGACTAAGTTTGGACCACAGCTTGTATTGTCTGATCCGTTATATAACGGCGGCGAACACCTAAGAACATCATCATGAATCTAAATCAAATCAGACCACAATTTGTTATCGTGATAGGAGGCGCGGGATCAGGCAAAAATTACTTTATTTCAAATGATCCTACCTACTCAAAGTTTTTACTCGTTGATGTAGATGCTATAAAAGGCGAGCTCGGTGTTGGCCCAGCTATTTCCGCAATTAAGCCAATGCTCGAAAAAGCCTTTGCCGAAAAGAAGAACGTAGCTCACCCAACAACTGGCACGAACCTAAAGGCACAGCAGAACAAGTTAGCTCTCGCACAAAGGAACGGATACTCAACGACCATAGTATTAGTTGATACTCCAATTGACCAAGCAATAGCGCAAGTGCGGAAACGCTACAGAGAAGGCGGACACGACGTCGCGCTTGACAAGATTGTTAGTTCAAACAAGTTAGCCCGAGAGAACTTCGAAGCTCTTAAAGGGTTAGCTGATAACGCAATTGTAACAGGTAACGAGACTAACGAAGCTGCTCTTCCGTATGCTGACCCGGCAGAGCAGGCCAAATACCAACGGGTGTGGCATGCCGACCGAATTTCGGACCCAGCTGATTTTTCATCCTCTTACTACAATAAATCTAATCCGTTTCTGACTCCGGCGCACAGAAAGATTCACGACGACGGATACGAGCTACTAGGGTCGGGGGTAGAAGCAGTAGTTGTTCGCAAACCAGGTGACAACTCGGTTGTTAAGATATTCGGAACGGAGAAAGCAATTAGAGACTGCGCAGCTATGCAATACCTTTTACTGAGCCGAAAATACTCTAACGTTAATCCTTACTTCCCTAAGATAACTTCAGTTCAACAAGTCAAAGCACCTGCAGCAGGTAACATAATGTTCGCTATTCATATGGAACATCTGACAGAGTCAATGAGTGCAAACGGGTTTGATATAGAGGTAATTTTTAAAACAATCTTTACAGACCAATACTTAGAGCGATTTACAGGCGTTGCTTCTAAGGGTATCGCAACTCAATTAGCGTATGCTGTTAGTTCAGCTGTAGACGGGACCATACATCCTACTAAAATAAAAGACCGGAATTTCCTTAATGCTGCTGCGCTAATCAACAAAGTTTATAGAAAGAGTGACGCCGGAATCGACTTACACAGTGGTAACATTATGATTCGTTACTCTGACGTTGGTCCGCAGTTGGTAATTACCGATCCAGTAATTGATTAGTGAATGGTGTGTTCGTAGATTTGGTTTGGGTGTTCGATACCAAACACCTTACAAATCTCTTTTACGGATTCCGGAAGTTCCATACAATGTTCAGGCATAAAGACGGACTTTAAGTTTCCGTCTGCGTCAAGAATGAACCCGTAGTCCTCAGAAGTAATCTCATCATCGTCTATTAGGTCTGCGTCGACTTCTTCAAACTCTACTGTTGCTGATTTGTTGGACATTGACTACTCCTTCGATAGTGATGAACCGCTTATAGTACTTTAGGACGTTCTCAAGAAGGTGCCTAACTACTATGTGATTTGCTCCGAACGCTTCTACGTAAGACTTGTATAAAGCGGTCTTTACTACATTCTTTCCGGATATCTTCTCCGGACATTCCTTTAAGAAAATCTCTGCTGCGATGCTGTATCCGTATGCTTCTATTTCGTCTGTGCTACCTAAATACTCTTGATTCTCGCGCAAGGCTTTGTCTTCTTTAGCACTAACAAAAAAGGTAGGTCCAAGATCAAAGTCTCTTGCCCTGTACTGCTCTTGGTGTACTAGTTCGTGTCCGATACATTCAACTACGCAAAGAGAAATAGACGGCCAGTCAATATCTTGGAATCGAATAGTTTTTTGTTTAGGTGAATATGTTACATAGATGCTAACTGATGGCAAACCTGCTTGATCCTCAAACGGATCATACAATCCGCCTATTACAATATCGTTCTTATCTACTTTGCTATCTCGTTTAGTAAACAAACGAATCTCGTCGGTGCCTACTACTTTGCGCATCTTTTTTGTTAACTCAGTGACAGCCATCCTGCTCGTCGTTAACGAACCTAATTCCAACATCTTAGCGTAGCTGTCACGAATTGGTATCACATAATTACTTATCTCTTTCTGTAAAAGATGTGGTCGTCAATTTGCGTAACGAAATGAAGTTGCTTACCCCAGGACGGAGAGACGTACGATGCGTGATAATTAGTAGCACCTTCAGTGATATCTACTATCATTTCTTTCTTAGAAAGAAGTTCGGTTGCTGCTTTCACGCTTTGCGTCCAGGTAACGCTGTTCTTGTCAATACCTTTTCTGTTATCTTCGCAGAGCCACGAGAACTGGCACACAGTCGTCTTCAGACTGTTTACCCCTTCATAAATAACACCACAGACGGTATTTGGGTAACCAGGTGCTTTCGCCCGGTTTAAGACTACTTGGCCTACTGCCAGTTTCCCGACATAGCTTTGATTACCTGCCTCGTAGTAAATGTTCTCAGACATACACTTCAAGTCATCTTTCGGAACTTCGATTACTTTCGGCTTGTTATCTGAAAACTGCTTTGTTACTGAGTCAATTTTGCTCTGTAACGATACTGATTCTAATAGTCGATTAAACGAGTAGCTAGTGCTTTGCGTAGTAGTCTCGATATAAGTTTTAATAGTGGCCTGCTTAGCCGACATCGAGAAAAATACAACTAACCAAACGAGTATTGCAAACGACAACTTTCCTTGGAATATACTTCGTTCCATGTTGGGTCTCCTTTTTGCGCTTCGTTTCAGGTATTTTAACCTGTTTGTTATTTACTTCATACAATCATATATTATAGTAGCACATAACTACTAAATTACCTAGTATTTTGGCTAGGTAACTACGACAACAACGGTGGTAAATTCTCTCCGTTTGCACCTCCGTGGCTATAAGGCGGGCCACCTGTGTAGGTCCACATTGTTTTCGCCCCACCTCTTGGCGCAGTTTTGTAAGATACGTGTACCCAGCCTACTCCGGATGATCCTGACCGTTCGTAAATTACTTGCGTAAATGGCAATCCGGAATCTACTATCCATTTGAACATTTCGATTGTTCCGTTTACGCTTCCTGCTACTTGTATATCGGCAGCAAGCCCAAGTCCGTGGTCGGTATTGCCTTTTCCTCCAGACACTGGTCGCCAGCCACTTGTGATCGAAAACTTATGTGCGGTGTATATCGGGTCTAATATCGCTGTGCACAACGATGCCCAATTACAACAAATCTGCTTGGCTGTTAAACCGCGTTGAGCTACTGGAATACCTTTACAGTCAGCTAGTTTAAAATACTTACTAACCGGTATCCTTGTTTCCTGAGCAGTAATAACATCTGGAAACTGTTCGCACCCTACAGGGTCAGGAACAGGAGCAACTGGTGCGCCTGCTTGCGGTTCGGTACTCATCGCCGGTGATGCTACTTCTTCAGCGGCCGAAGCTTTAACTTGCGCTTCTGGCGTGTTATCGTACACGGTGGCCCCTCCTACTAGGTAAACTCCTGGTTCTACTACTGCGAATACTGGAAATGGACTGTCTCCAACAAACACATTAGGTGAACCAGTAGTTGGGTGACCACAAGTTGCTACGTCACCCAATCGACTAGTTGGAATGCCATTTGTTATGACCACCGGAGATCCAGTAGCCATAACTGGAGATTGATGTTTTCCTTTTCCGTGCGGAGCAACTGGGTCTCCGATGCGAGCCTGCTGGGCTCCATTAGTGGTAACGTTCGACGATCCAACTAGGATTACACCACCAGCAACATCTATTCCTCTACGCGCAGCTCCTCTTGACATGATCAAGAGTAATCGTCGTAACTACTAACAGTCCCGCCGCTACTTACAATGTTTCCAATGTTACTATAATGTGAAGAGTCATATGGGAGAGGAGTAGGATCTGTCATTTCTGCCTCTACATCTGCTAGCTCTCCGGACTTTCGTAGTGCGTTTATCGTAGCAGCACGATCAAGAGCATAGATGTCACTGTTACTGCTTACTGTAACAATTCCATAATCTTCGTTTGACGCTCTGTCTCGTATATCTTGTATATCTTTGCTTATCACTATTTGAGTACCGTGGATCAATGCTACGTTACTATTAAGCGACACAAAATCACTGTGGATCAATGCTACGTTACTATTGAGTTGGGCGTCGGATAGTTCTTTAATTTTAGCAGACACTGACGCCGCAGCATTTTGATACGAAATAGCATATTCAAACTCACTACTAATAGAAGAACTAACTTCGCCAACATTGCCAATGTTAGCAAGGTTCCCTGTTACGTTAGCTAAAAACTGAAATTCGGATGAAAACGTGTCCGGACCTATAACTGAGAAGGACGACGGGTTTCTGGCTATAGTGAATGTGCCAAACTCTGAAGTTATCGTTGCTATGTTTCCAAACTCGATATTTACTAACGGCATTAATAGATTCCTCTAGACACTATATTTATACGATAATGCCTGGCTTACGAACCGTTTGAATACCAGTTGTCTTCTCACGGTAATGGTCAGCTAACTGATCAACTGTTTCGCCGTGGAGCATAACATGCTTCTTGTCAAGACGAATGTTTTTTCCTGCCTCAACTGAGAACAAGGCCGGCATTAAAACTATTCCGTTCTGTGACGGAACAATAGCTAACGGTGTAGTGATGGTAAAGCTATCCTCGTCGTCGCTAACCACCCTGGCTACAATCTCGTCTCCGTTTAAAATTTTAAATGAGACTATCTTCTCTGCTTCATACTTTTGTTTTTCTACTAACATGGTTTTCCTTTATTTGGGTTATACCATAAGCCGGTATATGGCATTAAAAGTGAATCTTCATTCATTAAGTTCTGCGACGGATAATGATCATGTCTTTCTAGTATCCACATATATCTGTACAAGCTCGGGTCAGATTCATCTTCAGGGTACATATCGACCCGAGTGACTGCTGGGTCAATGATACGTTCTGTCTTAGTATCAAACACCATTGGTTTCATGCCTAAGGCGGGCAACGTCTTAGTCCATAATACTCGACCTGCCCAAGATTGTTCGTTGTCACTTTGAATTGATTTAACGAATTTTTCCTTTACGTGCTTGTACAATTTTCCTGCCAGTTGCAATCCTTTATACGGGGAATAAGAAGCTACGTTCTTTGCCTGCCATACTTTACCGTTAATATGGGTAACAAAGGTCGCAATCGCAGCAATCTTCTTTTCGTCGTCAACTAAGATCAACGTTCTAACATTACCTTGTTCAGCATAGTACAAGATAAACTGTTCAAAGGATCCACGAGGAGAAGAGACAGCAAGACGCTTTTCAGCTTCGCTGTACGGAAATTCTAGATCTCCTACCATCTCTATCTCGTCGATCTTCATTGTTAACCTATCTCGCAGATCCCAGACGTACATGCGAGCATCTGAGCACCTTCGACGTTATCTGTTGCTTCGAGAAATGCGTCCCAAACAATGTTTGGCATCTTAGCAGCCATTTCGTTGTATTGTTCTTCGTTGATCTCTTGGTACGGTGCTTGACGGTAGCTGTGATCAGAATGTGGTAGGAAGCTAACTCCGCCGATATCGTTAAAATTCTCGTAAACCCAGCTACCAACTTCTAACCATTCTGTTTCACGCACATATACAGTGATAGACGGGTTATGCTCGCACCAGTGTTTCTTGAAGACCAAATAGTGCTCTAACTGCTCGATTGCGGTCATATCATTGCGGAAAACGGCGTGATCTGGAGCCTTTTGTGGGAAAGAAAAGACCCAAGTAGAATCTGGCTTGGTCACATCATCTTCACACGGAACACCTGCGTCTTTTAGAAATTGTCCAAGCGGATCCTTCTTGTCTTGACGAACTGTGCGAACATAGTATTGTGAATAGCGGGTGTGGATTCCTGACGACGAATCAACTAATTGCGAGACTGTGCCGCTTGGTTTGATAGTTGTGATTGCTGCTGATTGATTAATGCTTAGCTTTTCTGCCCATTCTTTATTTGTGTCGATTGCTGTTTGACGTAAAATATCACACCATTCAGCTAATAGCTCAGAACCTTTGCGCCCAGACATAATCTGGTGATCCATAATACCAGTAAGCGACACGCCCAACAATCTTTCTTCTTCGCAATTTTTTTTCCAGATGTTGCGTATATATTTGAAATCTACTAGAGTAGCTTGGAATGTGCCAAGGATTGTAGCATAGCGGACTTTGTCAATTAGACGCTCTAATGTATCGCCGTCGCGAATGATAACTTCGCTTAGATTACAGAACTCGTTTGGCCGAAGTAAGATCTCACCACAAGGATTAGTACCAAACTCAATGCCGTCTGTTTCGCGCCGGCCTGTTGCTTTTGCTTGCTTGTTAGCAGACACACGATTAAAGATACCGCGTTCGCCGGACTTGCTGTCGTAAAGTGACAGCCATTCCTTCATAAACACGCCGATCTCTGGTTTCTCTGTATAGGCTACGCTGTTGTTCGCAAGAGCGCGGTGTTGGTAATCAACCCACCACTGTCCGTTCTTAGCGTTCTGCATACGTGTGTCGGAGAGATTTGAGAGGGAGATGAGAGCAGAACGACGGACGCCGCCTACGACAACTATCTCTCCGACTTTACACATTAGGTCGTGACACTCTAACGAGTTTAGCTTACGACCTGCTGCATTCTTAAATGTTGCTACTGTAAATTCTAATAGCTCGTTAAGCGGTGCTGGGCCTGAACTACGACCACCAAATGTCTTCAAACGTGCGCCAGCTGGACGAAGCTTAGTAAGATCCCACTTAGGAACCTTGCCTTGATACAGCAAAGTAATCAGTTCGTGTAAGCACGTTGCCCAACCGAGCTTGCTGTCTTTGACGAAGATTGTTGTGTCTGTGTCGTAGAACTCGTCACTAATAACAGGTAGCTGATTAACATACTGTCGCTCAACGCTGAACCCCAACCCTGTGCCGTTCATGAGAATGTATAGTGCTTCACTGAACGACTTGATGTTATCTACTGCGATGTATGAGCAGTTATATCCTGAGATGTTATCGCGCTCTAACGCTGGACCTGCTGTCATCAATGATCGCATTGATGGCATTACTTCCATGTCTAAAATGTGTGATCTAATTCCGTTGTTTAAAACTGCTGCGTATTCTGGAAACTTGCCTGTGTAAAAATCTATTAACCTCTGTACTGTTTCGTCCCAATTTTCTCTGCGACTCTTGTCATCTATAAATCGTGCGTACCTACTCTTGTGAATGTAAAGCCGATAGTTATCCATTTTTCTCTCTTATAAAAACGTTGTTTAGTATTTACTGCTGGTACGGATCCGACAACGAATTCTCCGCCCATTACTGCCTCTCTTTTTGTGTTTGCTTCTTACTTATGACTTAGCGATGAAGGTAATACTGAATATATAATACCCCGATGAAATGGACTAAATTAGTGTCCGCGTTGTGACTTTAAACGTTGCTGAGTTGCCGCCTAAAGTTGATGCGTTAGTATCGTAAGTGAGGATAACGTTGGCTCCTGACACTGACGGAACCATGCTAATACCAAAGTCAGTGGTTTCAACGTACTCATCTTCGTATGTTACATCAACACCATCTGTGGTTATCTTCATTATTCCGGTTCTCTTATCATTGACGGACGCAATTGCGTAATCAAGGATAATAGGCGCATATCCAACACCGATAACTACTGTGTCGGTCTGATTGTCCAACAATGAAACAAAATCTAAATTGCTAGTTATCTGCCCACCAAGCTGTAGGCCACCGTTACTTAATGTCGCAAAGCCCAAGTTGTTATTAAAGTTAATAAGAATTGCATCGGTTAGTAATCTTTCTTCAAATGTGTCTCCGATACTATAGCTATTTTTACCATTGTAGTCAATGACTGAATAGACTGCCGACCCAGGAGCAGGGCTTCCCTGACGGCCAACGTTTATGTAGCTATTGAATGCGCTAACAATGTTGACCGCGCCAGCGGTAATAGTATCTAGTTGTGTACCTGAACTAGTTGATCTGATACCTTGTCTAAACACTTCGTTGAATGTCGAATGCGTGATTCTAACTCCCGACGGCGGAACTGTGCCGCCTACGTCATTGTCTCCTACTTCGGCGCCTTGATACAACTTATGGAAGTAGCTATTAGTTATGCTTACATCTCGTACTCCATTTATACTGTTTGTAATGTACAGACCGTACGTCGTAGCGACGAAGTCACATTGGTTAAACACTAATCTATTAGATTGCTGGGCGCCACTAACTGACGCATCTAACCTAACTCCGGCAGTACCAGACCCTACTACAACCGGCATTGTTGACCAGTCTGTAGTGAAGTGCGAATTCTGCAGAGTCCAAGTCGTATACTGAAAGCGGACTCTCGAAAAATAACCATCTTGCACGCCGTCAAACTTAACGATATCTCTAGTATTAGAAGTATGCGCGATAGTTAAATCTTCAATTTCTATATTGCCTCGCGTAATACCTGGGACCTCAACTGCTACTAATGCGCTTGTTTCGGCAGCATCGGTTTGAATAATAAACGTAGAATTTTTTCCGTCACCTTTTAACTTTACGTAAGGTAGCATTCTGATTACATCACCAGTTAAAACGTATGTACCTGCTGGAATATGTAACGTGCGACGAAGTCTTGGATTTGCTACTAAACTATTTGATAATCCAGCTTCCATATGAAGCTCAGTTATTGCGCGATTAAACGCATCTACATCGTTTGTATCCCCATCTCCCACTCCGCCAAAATCTCTAAAATTAACTATGTCATCGAATTTGTTTTGCATCGAGCGCTCTGCCGGAGCAAGAGCACTGGGACCAGTCTGTACTGCATACCCGCCAGCTTCCTCACCGCGAAATGTGTACCCGCTTTCGAAGTCTAGGATATTGCTTTCAGTGGTTAAAATTTCAGTATTGCCGATTTGTGGAGCACCTTCTGTCGTGTCACCGTTGCCAATGAAAAGCTGACGCGTATCTAAGCACCAGCCAAGTTCTGCGCTTGCTAGTGGTCGTGGAAGGTCGTTGTAAAGTCCTCTACGGGACTGAATACGGGAGATTTGAAGAATAGCCAATTTAGTTAATCCTTAGTTCTATTAACTATTTATGCTTGCGTAAAGTATTTTTCTAAACGGTCCCACCATATAGTCTCGTATTTGTCCCACTCTGCACCTTCAAGTACGAATTCTTGGTACTCGCAGGCTCTACTGCACATTAGAACCACGCCCTGGCGAATGTTAGTGCCAAACATGTGGTTGTGCGCTAATCCGTAAGCCACTAATTGTGCAAAATAGTCGTCAATCCACTCTCGTTTCTTGGGCTTATTTGTTTGTTTAAAATCGATAATCGACTCTTGCTGCTTCCACACACCAGCTAAGTCTGTAGATCCAGCATACAGTCCAGAGTAGAAGAGAGAAAGCTCATTACCCCAACATTCATCTAAATGGACTAGCCCTTTCTGAATGATCTCTTGTGCCATTGGGTGCGCAATCTGTTGCACTTTGTTTGTACCGGGCAACTTCGGAGTACCGCGACAATAATTTTCTAACATAGAATGCATGACAGTTCCGGTACCGGCGGCCTCAGTAGTGATGGTTTGAGCTTGTTGGTGGCCTACTCGTTTTCGCCAATTTTGTAATGCGGCCTTAGATTCTTCAGACTTGGTTTTATCGAGCACCGTTGTAACCGAGGGGACTTTATTTCCGTCTGGTAAGCAATAGTGACGCTTGCCGTCAACTGTTTCTCTTTTTAGTGGTTGGTAGTTAAATTTGGGTGTTTGTTGTGTAATCATATAGATCATTATACATAATCTATTATGCAAAGAGCAATACTTTTATGCTCGATTATCAGACGCAGAATGTGCCATAGATTTAACGACTTCGGTTGGGTCTTGCTCGTGTCCGCCGGTTTCTTCTTCGTCGTCTCCAAATTCTTCGTCGTCGAGTTCAGATTCGGACTTAAATTCTACTGTATCGCGGTTAAAGTTCTTGATCAAAGCTTTTACTGCTTCGTCGTTTTCGTATGCGTCAACTAGCGTTTCGTAAGTGAAGGTATTGTCACCGGCATTTTGAACAAGCTGGATTAAGCTGTTAGTGCGCAACTTAGTTGGGACTTCTTTATCGTCACCGCGCTTCTTCAGGTACATTAGCACAGGAAGAAGGTTTGTTGAAAGAGATCCTTCTCCGGCTAGTTGTTCTTCTGGGCTTACGTCTTCTCGGATGATTTCGTTGATTTTCAATTTATATCCCGCGATCGCGGCTGGCAGCACGACCAGCCATGCCACCTACAGTAGCATCCTTCTCTTTAGCTTGCTTGTTTGGATCTTCATTCTTGACTGACATGTTCTTAAACTTGATTTTCTTGTCGTCAATGCTGTCGATCATGCTGCGGATTTCCGGTGACTTCTTGTTGATAGCGATTAGATCAGCTAGATTAACTGGCTTCTTAGCAAGCTCAATTACTTTAGATATAAAAGGTAGGATTTCAACTTGTGCGTGGCCTTGACCTTTGTATTCGTCACATACCCGCTTAACAGCATTGATCATCTTCGTGTCAGCGTTAGACGAAAGTTCCATTTCTGGCTCATTGAAATTGTCTAGACCAGGATCTTCTAAATCTACAGACGGTTCCGGAAAATCGTCATCTGCCCAGTTAATGTCGGCATCTAAACCTTCGACAATAATTTCGTTAATCTTCATGCTTAACGTCTTTCTCGCCCTAATTCTTCTGGGCCGCCTGCTGCTGCATCCATTGCATCAAACCCGTCGCCTTCTGCCGGTGGCTCTTCCATGCCCATATCGTCGCCTGCCATTGGGTCTGCCCCCATCGTCGGGTCTGCTCCCATGCCGCCTGCCATTGGATCAGCTGGCATACCCATTGGAGCTGCTGCGCCTTCGCCTGTTAGTGCACGAGCTGCGCCATCTAGCTGCTCGCGTGTTTGTCCTAGTGTGCCAGACAACGTTGTTAGGACCTGCCCGACTGATGCCTTAAACGCTTCTGCTTGCTCCATACCAATTTGATCACGGATGGAATCGATTAGTGCCGGTAGCTGCTCGTTCTGCATCTTACCAACTTTCTCGATCATGTCTTGTGCTGTGTCGACCATGTCTTTAGCAGCAAGAATGGCTTCTGCTTGACCGAGCTCACCTTCTTTAAGCTTACGGCGTTGCTGCTGGCCTTTATACGCATCGATCCAGCGTGATAGCCCTTCGTAAACGATAAGCATCTCTAGGTACTGCGGATTCTTCTCGGCAGTATGGATAGCACTTGATTTGCGAATAGAGTTTACTGTCTCCATAATCTTATTGCGCATAGCTTGTGCTTTTGGCAATGTGATGGAGTCATAATCTAGCTTAAACCCGAATCTCGACTCGGTAACTTTGTTTAATTTCTTCATCGAAGGCTTGTTTGTCATGTCAGTTAGTTTCATTTTAGAATTCCTAAGTCCTATATTATGTATTTAGCCTTAACAAGAATTTTTTCTAATTCTTGTTTGGCCTTCGTTAACCTATCCTTTGCGTCTGCGTATCTACTACTAAACAAATCGATCTTAAAGCTGTCGTGGCAAAAGTGAGCATTGTCTAGCTTTACTCTAAATGTTGCTTTTTCTACATCTAACTTCCCTACAAAGCTGTCTAACTCATGTAGCTCTTTTGCTTCGGAGATCCTTAATACATGAACTAACGCACAATAAACAATGGCACTTCTTTTATCTACAAACTCCAAGTCTCCAACCTTCCAACATACTTGCGAGACTTTTGTTACCTTCTTTGTTCCTACCGTGTAGTCTCCGTTTGCTAGTTCTACTGCTACTGGGTACCTACTTGTTTGCTGTAATTCAGCTAAAGCTTTTGCTGTCCAGCTTGCTACCCGCTGATAGCCATAATCTACTATCGGCGTCGTGTTATCTAATTTTTTTGGAGTATGTGATTTTGCCTTCAACATTCTTTTTCCTGGTTAGTACCTCTTTGGATACAAGTTGGTTTGCTAAGAGCTGTTCTCTTGGTTCTAGGTCTGACTTTAGTATAGTAGCATCTTCGTTAAACTTACTCAATACTTCGGCTTCCTCGTTGTTTAAGGGCAAATTCAATCCGGTTAAAAGTTCGACTATTTTCATTCAGTATTTATGCTGCTAGATTGAAAACGGTTCAAAGTATATATTGGTATTTGGACCAGATACTATAAAGGTCGGCACCGGTATTGCTACCGTTTCGTCTAGCCCTGTAATAACTGGAACATTAACAAAGTCTGCTTCTAGTGTTCCATATGGTCTGGATGACCCCTTAAACACATCTTCCTGCTCTGTGCTAAACTTAAATGTCCAAACGCTCTGAACTCCTGCGTAGTTACTTCCGAAACTAGACCCTGTTACATCTAAGCTAACAATTTGTGGATCACTAAGCGTTAATAGTTGCGTTCTTAAGGAGAGAACTTGAACTAAGGTCTCAAAATTTCTTTGCTGATTTCTTTCTTTTGTCTGGACCGAGGCGACTATGTTTGTTTGGGTAATATCAACTAACGAGTAGCCGATGTTCATTCTTAAAAGTATTGCGTCGGAACTTAACATTGTGTACTATTTATGGGCCGTAAAAATAGGGACTTAGAAAAGTCCCTATCTTTAGTTTGTTACTTGGATTAAGCTAGTTTGAATGCTGCTGTAGCTGCTGTAGTAGCGCCTAAGACAACACCATTAACAGTTCCAAGACCTTGGATTGCTGTTTGTAGGTCACCGTCTGTCCAACCAGTTGCGTCAACTGCTACGCTTAGAATCAAACCACCTGTTGCTAAACAATATGCAACTGTAGATGCCTTAACTTGGATTGTACGTAGAATTGCTTCGATTGTTCCACCTGTTCCAAACTGTGCTGTGTTGTCTGCTGCAAGTGTAACCTTGTAGAATGTTAGACCACGACCGACTACTGAGATTGTTTGATTAATGGAAGCTGCGCCTGTTTCAGCGATATCAACGTTTGATACACCAGCTGCGGTTCCATGTACACGAGTAACTTCTGCCATTTTATTTCTCCTAATTTAAAGTACAGCTCAAATGCTGCATACTTTTATTTAGTCCAGATTACGAAAATCACCGTTTTCGTGGTTAGAATTCGTCGGATCCTAACACGGCCGGCCCATACCATTCTGTTACCCTGTGTTTATTCTGTCTGTTAATACGTGTTATCATTTCGTTTATTGATTCTTTAACGGCTTTTGGCGTAGCTAAACACACTAAGTCGTCGTGTTGATTAAACACCTCCGATGGTGTTATATTAGGTAATACTTCGTTACTAATTAGATTATATCCACATACTGTGTATCGACCATGCCTGTATAGTTTTTCCCAAAGCCCTTTACTACCGCCTAGACCACCCTCAGTTAAATTTGTGTCTGACAAAACTGATAATCCGTCATTCATTATAGCATAGTCATACAAGTAAGTTCCGAATCCTTGCGACTTATACTTTTCTTCAATTTGTACTAATCTAACCTGCCACAAAGAACTATTATATTTTTCTAATTGTAAAAGACCAACTAACGTATTACGTATCGGAGATTGAGGATCAAATAACCCGTAGTATAGCTCGTCCCCTTTTGTAATCTTTTTTAACTCTAATCCGTGAACTTCGTGAATAACAGGTGTACCTAGTGGAAAATATGTAGATTTGTATGAGATATCGTTGTCCCTAATAGGGCTCGTAATTGCTTCCAATGTTAGGTCTTCGTCTTCCTTGTTTCTTTCATAGTCACGAAGCTTATCGAAGTATCCGTTGTTCCTTATTGTCTTAAAGGCCAGGTTCTCAACGCTAAACTCGCCTTCGCGCTCTAGTCCCGCCCTACGCATTCTGCGGATGTGTTCCCACAGGTCGTCAATTTCTTGTTGGTCAGTCTCAGAGGCATCACTGATAAGCAAGTCTATCTGCTGCATAATGCCTTCTGCTTTAGCTTGGACGTTGCTGTCGTCATACGTCGGTTTCTCGTATGTTGGTTTCTTAATCCATTCGTCGTGATACAACGAGTAGATACCGTTTGCTACGAGTTGATTTTCTTTCGCATTGACGTCTTCCGCATAGAGCTCAACGTTGAACCCTTTAACTGTGATTTCGTGTCCGGAGTTCCAGAGGGACTTTTTAGCCCGTAGGAAGGGTTCGGTGAGAGGGTTTTCTTCTCCCAGCTTTCGCGCATCAACCAATACGTGTAAATCCAGATCGGACTGGCTAGTGTAATTGTATCCGCAATTGCTTCCCGTAATAATGTAATCGACGATTCTGATTTGTTCGACATCAATGAACTCCGAAAACTTGTTTGCTATTTTAGCTAGTGCGTCTTTAACGTCTGACTTTAGTTCTTCACCATCCCATAGTGCTGGGTTAAGGGTATCGCTGTATGCTAGTTTAGTATCAACAAACTCGCGTATTGGTTGTCGTGTAGGTTCAACGCTCTCTACCTTGTAGGATTGTTTGAACCACAAGTAAATATCAACGTTGCCTGCTCGCTTATCAAATTCGCGACGTAAGATCTGAGTAAGTTGTACTTTGTTAGAATAAGTAAGATTATCCCAGTTACCGACGTCGCGGCGCAGTTGCCTAAACAGGGCATTGCTTTGTATGCGCAAGTATTCCTCAAGCTTCCAAAAGAACGTTGCGTCGTCGCTGTTGCTTTTCTGCCTTGACCTAATGTTTTGTAGATAGCGATTGATCTGGAACAACGGAATAGACACCCTGTCGTTTACTTTGATATAGTGCTTGAACGTGTCCTGGTTGTTCAGAATTGCTAATAGGTTACCTAAGTCGGTTCCGGCGTAGTGTGTGTTGTCGTATGTGTTATAGACTAGCGTTTGATCAGCGTACCTAGACATAAGGTCTCTGTCAGATATACGATACACTTCGATCATCATAAAAATCAGGTAAATGATGCCTGCGATTTCCTCAGCAGACTTACCTTTAACGTTATCCGGGCCAAAGAACATGCGTGCTTCATATAAATATTCAATAAAAGGAAGTTTTAACATTAGATACCTTTATGCATTGCGATAACATGCTTATTTAATTGTGGCCAGGAAAATTCTTTCCTACAATATAAACAACTGCATTTTTCAAATCTACGACCAATATTCGGGTCAACGTATCCTTCTTGTGCGTTTCTTATCTTAATAGTTGCTTTTCGGCGAGCAATGACTTCCTCAGATAACGGTTGTCCTTTATTGATTGGTGCTCTGCCAGTTTTAATTCCTTTTCGTCCACTTGGTTTACCCCTAATAGGTGATATCCTTCCTTTTAAGCTGCCGCCACCTAATCCGTTTTCAACTACTATATTAGCCCAAATCGGGGAGTCAACAATATTTTCTCGAATTGAAAAACTAACTGCAAATTCTTTTAAATCCACCTTATCATAGAATAAGCAATACCAGAGGGTAATCACATGCTCTGCTCCAAATTCGTTAAGGTGCTTGAGCCATTCGGTGCCCGACCCTAAATATTTTTCAACATTAGTATCGGTCCTATAGGTTTTGCCGAAATATAACTTACCAGTTATTGTATGCTGCTTTATAAATAGATAGGTTGGTCTCAAAGTTTGTTGTTGGCGAAGCGGGCTCGAATAAATACCTTTGCTGGACATACTAATCTCCCTGATTAAATAATTATGTCTAGAGCAAGCAGATGTTGATGCATCGTGGCTTGCACTAATCGTATTTATCCAAGGTAGTATCCGTGCCTCTGTTAACTCTTCTTTAATGAACGGTAGCAGAGACATCAATGATTTCCGAAGTTAGCTGCGCTAAAGTGTAAGCGATTGACGAGCTTGATGTAACCGCCTTCATCGAACAATACATATCCCTCGCCTCCACGCTCGCCATTGATATGAGCATAGACGCCGTTGTTGTTATTGTCGAGCTGGCCAATGATATCGTGTTTTAAGCTAGTAACTGCGTCAAATACGTTAAAGATAGCCTTCAGTCCTGCTGGGTTTGCTTTAATGTACTCTTGAACCTTGGCAACCATTGGTTTAGACAGCTTAGGATTTTGTTGGACCCAGGTTCCAAACTTTGATGCCAGGTTATCCAGGTCGCGGATCTTAGTTTGCTGGTTAACAAATGTATAAAGCATATCAGGTAACCCAGACATCTTGTTAGCTTGAAGCGTTTCTGTGTTTAAGAACCCGTCAATTGCCTTGGCGTTCTTCCTGACATAATCAGTTGTCTCTTTAAACTTACGCTTGTCCATCTGTACATCGCCTTGTACCTTAATCTCCGGGCCTAATACGCAGAGCTGGCTGTTAATGTTAAGTCCTGCTGTTGTTTTTAGCGGCTCAGGCACCTTATCTTCTGTTGTTTTACAGTAGCCGTGCACTGCGAAGCCAGCTTGCCCTTGTCCAACACGATGACCAAGCTCTGTTGTCTTATCGATCTCGTATTTTGTAGTACCTTCGCCAAACACAAACGACTTACCGTTGTCCTGTAAGTTACCAGGCCACCACATTACGTCGCCTTTGACAAATCCTTTGTAACCCGGCGGAAACGCTGATTCCATAATTGGCCACAATGCTGCTATCTTGCTTAGGAATTCTTCGTTTCCGCCCTTGCTGCGCTTCTGGGCCAAGAAGTCTTTCACAGAAGTGTACAGCCCGTTGTATCCTTTAGCTGTCCATCCTGCCATATCTGTCATAATAAACGTACCACTAACGTCGCGGCCTGCGAACAAAGCAACTTGTCCATCCCACTTAATAGTAAGGGCAGTATCTCTTGTTTTAGGCAGATGCTTGAAGCTGTTAATCACACGTAATGCTCCAGCACTACCTTCGTAGAAGATGATGTCTTCAGCGTGGGCCATTCCTACTTCGTTTAGTTTGAAGGTAGGCTTCCTGTTTTCTACAATAATTTCACTTATTTTCATTATAAGAAATTTCCGTCATGTAAGCACTAACATCATCGTAATACCCAGGCCTGTCGTCGTCATCGTCTACGTTAGACTTAACTAAGTAGTATCCGTCGGGCGCATGTATCATTACTTCGTTCTTGCTTTTAATTGCTTCTTGTAACCCATCAGTTCTGTATCCGCTATCTTCAAGAACAGCTATTACGTCTTCAGCATAGGCTTCTTTGTTAAATTCCTGAGTAGGAAAACTGTTGGGGTATAGAGGATCGGCAACTGTCATATAATAGTAGGACATCTCAAGATGTCCTACTTTGCTATATGTTAAATCAGATACGTCTGGTGACCAGCATATCGTAAATTCTCCGATCGGAAACAATATGTGGGCAGCACCGTACTCTGTAGATTGAATCGCATCGTTGCAAGCAAATGTAGCATTTGACCTAAATCGGATTCCAAACTTCTTTAAGAAATAGTCGTCGCATATCTGATGTAACTCAAGAGGAGTATCTAACGGCGTACGGTTAACTGGCAACGGTTGAAACGAAAAATTCGGTAGTCTTTTACGAACTCCGCGATATAACTTATTATAGGAAGGATCCCCAAGCTGAGACAGATACGGATTACAATCGGTTAAGATTTTAATCGCAGCATCTTTAGCTTTTACTCCAACTGCTTCGAGGATAATTTCGGCTACTTTCATGGTATCGTATTTATCCTTACTGGACTGGCCAAGGTCCGCCAAGAAACAGGGCCTTGTACATCTTTCTTCCATCAGCGTACCATCCTTGGTCGCGCATTAGCGCATACATGTCGAGTATGTAATACGACTTACAGTAGATCATAATCTCTTTGTATGAAAACACCGCAGTAGTTAAGTCTTCGTTAAGCTTGTATTCAGCACGGTCCATTGAATCATACACCTCTTCAGCAATCTCTCTTGCTGAGAGCTTTTGCCCGGTTAGATGATGAAATTGATCGGTCAAATCACGAACTTTGTGCGACCAGCAGTAATCGAATTGTCCTATCGGAAACACCATAAAAGGCGTACCAAACGACGAAGCCGATCCTTCCGACCCTGTTGTGAATATAGTATGCTGCTGTCTGAACGGGATCTTAAACTTCTTATTCAAGTAAGACATCATGTATGTGTTAATGATAGCCGGAGTATCGCGAGGACTACGAAATTGTTCAGTCGCCACTGTGGAAAAGATAGTACCTGCGTTTCGAGCATGAGATAATCCACGCCACATTGGTTCTTCACATTGTGATAAGAAAGGTTGGCAGCTTCGTTTAATTTGCGAAACTACTCCATCTGCATCAACGCTTCCTAATGCTTCTGTTAATACCTCACAGACTTTCATCTGACTAAAATGTTCTGTATCTGCCTGAACCAACTCGGCGACCCTGCCGGAGCAGACTCAGGTAAGCGGAGTAGGTTCTTTTTAGCAGCTTCTCTTGCTTGTGCTAGCTTCTCTTCTTTTCGTGGATCGTTTGCTAATGCTTTCAGTATCGTCTTCACTGACGCAAGGTCAGCTCCAGTAGCATTAGGGTTTAACAAGATCTTCGCTACTGCGTCCTTGTCATTGGCAACTACTTCATTCGTCGTACGATCTACTAACTTTCCTTCAAACGGACTAAACTTTAGGCCTAAAGCTTTTGCTATAGATGAATACAGAATAAACAGCTCTCCACCCTTAAACTCTGGGTCGTTGTATTGTCCTGATAGTCCGTGCTGGTGAAACGGTGCTACTCGGCTTGCGTCTGGAATGACCATTACATCAACTTGAACAAAGGATCCATCAGGGACTGGCATACGAACGTGAACGTTGCGACCAGAAAGCGCACATTGAAACCCTTTAGCTTCGATAAACTTACGCAATGCTACCTTAGCTTGCTTTTCGTCTTTAGCGTTAAAGAACTGCTGTATTTCAGCAGCATCTACGAACACATCCATGTCACCAGATTCTACCTTATAGCCGGCTGAGCCAATGTGAGGTATGATCTTAATACCGTCCGGCATCAGACCTTGTATGTCATTGATGATCTTTGGAACGTATTCCTTCTTAATCGCAGTTACATCATCAAATACGTTACCACCTTCTGTTAAAATCATTTCTTAGGCTTCCTTACACTCCACGGCACTCCACCGGCCGATTCGGCAGTAGCGGGTTCTCTAGTTTTCTGTCTAGCAGGATTATAAGCCGACGGTGCAGGAGCTGGCGCAAAAGTAGGCATAGGGGCAGGATTGCGTGTGTTTGTTTTTACTGTTGGCGCATTAGCTTTCCATCCAGTATTATAGCTCGGAGCAGGTGCAGCAGCAGGCACAGGCGGAGGAACTGAAGCGGCAGGAGCAGCAACTACTTCGGGCTCAGCGTAATCAGGATTGTTGTACTTGTTCCATGTGTTTAACTGTTGCTGGTATCTCTTCTTGTATTCTTTTACTTCGCGTGGATTTGCTCCGGCCGGGATTTCTAGCTTAGGCTTTGTTGATGTGGATGCAGTATTTTGAGCCAACATCTGATTAGCTATTGTTTCATAGGACGGATCCCCCGGTTTTAACGGTTTCTGCCCTTTTCCTACTACAATCGGGTCACCGTGCTTAAATGTAGCAGGAATCGCAGCAGGAATCGCAGCAGGAGTCGCAGGTGTGTATTCGATGTCTGGCAACTCTCTTTTTCCAGTGGTTGCCGCTGGTTCAGCTGCAGGAGCAGGAGCAGGTTCAGCTGCAGGAGCAACAGGTTCAGCTGCAGGAGCAGTGGCCTTTTTAGCTCTTGCTTGTACCGGAGTGCCTAATCGCTCTAAGTTTGCTGCATTGAGAATATACTGAAGAACATTATTTGGATCGTTTGCTCCAACTAACTTACCTTTTGTGTATTTGCCACCCAGGTACTTCTCTAGGTACCTGTCCAGGTGACCTTTAATTTGATTATCCGTAGAGTTAGCTGGAATAGAAGGAGCAATTTCAGTTTGCCACCTTTTTAGAATATCGTTTGCCCAGTCATTAATGTTTCCTTTTGCCATACCAGTCCTAAAGTTGGCTGCTCCTTTACCGGACGGCATACCTGCAATGCCGGCGCCAACTGCTTTTACAGTATCCCAGAATCCCTCGTTTATCACTATCTCGTTAACCTTCATTCTTTAAGTCTCCTAACCCCACGGGAGAACTTTGCAGAGTCTTGTCCTTTAATGCTGTTGATTAGCCTGCGCTCAAGATCCGCAGCAACATCCTCGGGATAAGACTCGCGAATCAAGTTTATCAGATTAATAGCACCTTGGATAATGTTGTTCGCTCTACTTTCGATGAGATTTTCCTTGTCGCGTAGATTTACTAAGTTATCTAACTCTTCGAGGATTGATCTCGTTCTCTTTTGCAAAATTTAGCTCCTTATGAACTATTTATCTGATTCAGTTAATTGTTCTGTCGGAGATTAGCTAACATGCTCTTCAGTTTAGTAGCCTGAACTTCTGCCACCGGAGACTTAGTTATTTCACCTGTTTCGGGATCTATTGTCTCTTTAACGGCAGCATTTGTAACTGACTTACCTTTAATCTTACCTAATATGTTGCTTGCTGCGTTAGGGTTCGGTGCAGAGCTCTCTTCGCCCGCATCTACAATGCGCAACGACTCTACGTTAAAGTCAAGATCGACCTTCATGCCAACACCGCTTGAGCTACGTGTTTTAAGTAGCTGTAACTGATACTTGCCGCGCTCACGCATTGCCCTACTTGTAAAAATACCAAACACGTTGTCTGCTGTGTTGATCTTACTGATACCACCGCTAATGTGGCTGTGGTCAAACTCTACTTCATCAACTGCGGATCTGTTTAGCTGCGATGCTGTAATAAACAGAACATTTAATTCCTTAGCTAGGTTGCGCAACTCTTCAGACACATACTTGTCCTTAACGAACAGGTCATTTGGGCTTACCTTAGCAGTTACTGGCATAAGCAAGTCTAAGTAGTCTACCATTAGGAAATCTACCTTCGTACCAGTTTGAACTTGGAATTCCTTAATGTAGCTGCGAATGTCGTTAACTGTGCTCTGTGCCGGCATATACTTGACTTGGAACGCGCCAGACTTCTTACCTGCCATCGCTACCTTCAGCTCTACATCATCTAAGTTCTTGAAAATCTCTTTAGTGCTTACGTTTGCTACCATGCTGTCGATACGCATAGAGCATAAGCCCTCGCTTAGTTCTAGTGTTAGGTAAATACCGTTCAGTCCTGCCGTAAACCAGTTTACGCTAATGTTCTGCATGAACAACGATTTTCCACTACCAGAGCCGCCCGCGAAGATGTTTAGCTCGCCCCTGTTCATACCACCAAACAATGCCCTGTCGAGTGCCGGCCATCCTGTGCTAACTTGTCCATTACCTGCTTTGATTGCCATCAGTCTTTCGCGCGGATTTTTAAAGTAATCTGTGCCGATGTCTTTAACAAGTCCGATCTGCACCGCATCCTTGATAAGCTTCTCAACGGGAGAAAACTCTCCCTTCTCAATCAAATCTGCCGACTTTAGAATTGCCCGTTCAAGTTCTTTCCTGCGGCTAAAATTCTCAAACTCTTCTAAGAACCATCCCTGATGCTCATCACCTAATCCAGTAGTTGCTTTAAGCTCGATTCCTGTAACAGCATTTACCTGGGCAACTGTTGGCATTGCCTTGTGCTTATCTACATGCTCTTTTAGAAACCGTGCAGTATCTTTAAGGGATCTATCAAAGTTATCTGCGTTGTAGATATTCTGAACCCGGACGTAAGACTCTGGATTGTCGATCATCATCTCTAAGAACAACTTCTGCAAATCAGCAGAATAGTTTTTTACATTTGTTGGTTGTTTTTCGTTCATATTTTTCCTTTACTTAGTGCAGCAAAACTTACATGCTGGCAATTTTTGTTCTTCTAACTTATCTAAAAATGTTCGGTACTTGGATCCGTCAGCTAAGTGGTAAGAGAGGGGCGAATTCCTTATGTGAAACTCTGGATTGAGTTCAAACTGTGTTCCTCTAACCAGTCTGTAATCTGCTGCATAACAACAAGGATAAAAATATCCAGCAGCTGATACGAAATGAGCATTAAGAGTCTGTTTGCACTCTGGAGCAAATATTTGTGTAGTTCCCGGTCTTGGTCTCGACCAACCTACACTCGGTTTTAAGTAATCGTTTTCTATCCATCTACCAGACGTAACAATACGAAACTCGTCTACTCCCAAGGTCAGTGCGTCTGCTCGAGCATCGTGAATTGTATCTTCGTTAAAGCTAAACGGAATGTACTTCCACATAACCTTAGCAGGAGAATTGACCATTGCTCGTATTCCTATTTCAATGGTCTTCCAGTCTGCATTTATTCTGTACTTCGTAAAATTATATGGAGTACCGTCGATCGAAAAAATAATCGTATCCTCTGGTCGCACTATCTGAGCAAATTTGCTCCACCATTCAGAAGACTTATAACTGCCGTTAGTCATAACTTCAATTCGGGCTGCGCCTCGATCCGTAAAGCCTTTGTATATTTCCAAAAACTCACTGTGGTAAATAGGATCACCTAAGTTACCGCTCAGTAACACTAAACAGCTCGATAAATCTACATCAAGGAACTTAAACAAGTCGGTTGGGTTTATGTCCTCTTTCTTAATCGTCCCGTACTCATTGATTACGTCGGTCCGAGCACATCGAGGACACTTAAGGGGACATCGGGTAGTTATTTCTAAGTGAAGACTTGTTAGTAGAGTCATGCAAATTTCCTTCTCATCAACTTAATCTTTAGCTCGCTTGTTTCAACAGAATCGACGATGGTTTTTAACACGAACAATTTTCCGTATTTTATAACAGCATCGTTTATATCGCTACACGTTTCTGACCACACAGGAAACGATACCGACCATCCATGTGCTAACGCTATATCGACTAAGTTCTGTCCGGTCTTGTTCCAATCCGGTACTACTATAATTTCTCTGTCTAAGTTCTCAATGATATCTACTTGTTGCTTCGTTACTTCGGCCTTCATTACTGCCACTGCATCAATACTTAGCGCATCAAACACACCTTCACAAACAATCACAAACTTCTGATTCTTTAACTGCTTATCTACGTTAAACACGTATCCAGAGTCAAACTGGTTGTAGTATTTTGGTGTTATTCCATCGATTGTTGCGCGAGCAGTATAACCTATTATCTCGTTGTTCCAAGTGAAAGGAACGATGACTCGTTTGTTTAGTTTGTGCTCTGTTATGTCAGTTACGTAAAAGTCGTATTTCTGCATGTTGATGCTTCGGCAATTTACGTAAGTAATAGCTCTTGTAAAGTCTGCCGGCCATATATGGCTGTTATCTTTAAGCTCGTAAAATTCTACCATCCCTAAGAAGCTGACAGATTCTTCTGGCAAAGGAACCTTCTTAAATTCGACCTTTAGGTCTTCTTTTTTTTCGACAGGTTTAACTAAGCCTAATGCTTCTTGTCGTTGCGCTTCGCGCAATGCTTCGAGCTTTAACCTGTAAATCTCAAGGTCATCAACTCCTAACCATTTAAGTAACTTCTGAAACTTAAACGGTAGAGCATAGCCTGGAACGTAAGATGCCTTAAACTGACAGTTGAAGCAATGAAAGCTGACCGTCCCGTCGCCGTTTATGATCAGGCCGCCGCGACCTCTTGTGTCCTGGGATTCACCGTTATGAGGACAGCAAACAGCATTGCCTGTTATCCACCCCTTAGAGGCGGTGCGTGTTTTTCGCCCAGTCTTCCAAGCGGCAAGAACTGTATCTTGAATAATCATACAATAATTATACGCAACTGGAGGTCAGGATGTCAAATTTATGCGCGGTATAATATCTTCGAAACTTCGCCCGAATCGGCTGTTATTTCGAATCTAACAGCAGTATAAACTCCGTTAAAATTGTAGAAGGTTGGAACCACTTGATCTACAAACGGTAAGGTAGAAACCGTTGCCCAATTTAGCGTAACGTTACCAATGTTGCCAACTGTAGGCAGCGTGTCTAACGTGCTTTGGACAGCCACGTTTCCAGTAAAG